GATACACCAAATCCCGCTCTGTATCGCGATCGCCGCGGACATCCTCACACGATCTCCGCGAGCAACGTGGGAAAAGGCTCCTCCATTTTCAGCATTTTGCGTGGTCCGCTACACCCGGCGAAGGTCGAGAAGCCTAAGAAGGCTGCCAAGGCGGCGAAATCCGACGCCGACGGCGAGGCCACCGACCGTCTCCCTACCTCCCTCGACGAGTTGAAGGAGACCAAGGGCGGCTTCGTCGCCTTCCACTTCCTGACCGGAAATGACAAGGACACCATCGCGAAGGACCTCGCGGCCGCCTTCAAGCTCGCCGAACCGCAGGCCGCCAAGATCGTGCGCAGGATCACGGGCCGCGTCCGCCTCTACGCCCGGGTGTTCGAGCTCGTCCCCGCGAAGAAGTAACCGACGCGCACCGCGCCACGACGCCCCTCGGCGACCCCGAGGGGCTTTTTCGTGTCCAGACGGGTCGGCGAGACCGCCGCGAGATCGAGCGAGGACCGGGTTAGGAGCGGTTTTCCACCCCCGGACAGGGGTAGGACGCCTGCCGAACCTCGAACGTTCCGCCTATAGCGTGAACCGCCATCCGCTCATCGAAGGCTTCTGCAGCGCCTGCAAACCGGCTGATCGCCGGCCCCCGTGGCAATGGTGCGAAGAACATGTCCGCGTCGACGAGACGTCACCTCTACCGGGGCGCTGGCGGTCCGACGCCTCCCCCTGGGTCCGGCCGGTGATGGACGACTTCGCGAACAACGCCATCCGTGACATCGCCGTTCAATGCGCCGCGCAGAGCGCCAAGACCCAGACCGTCATGAACTGCGCCTGCTGGGCCATCGCCGAGGACCCCGGACCGGCGATGTGGGTGACGGCGACCAAAGACGAGCTCCGGGACTTCCTCCGCGACCGCCTCACGCCGACCTTCGAGGACTGCCCGCCCGTGAAGGGCCGGATGGCCGAGCCGACCTTGACCGGCTTCGCCTTCGACGGCATGCCGTTCTACGCGGGTTGGTCGGGCTCGAAGGCCCGGCTCCAGTCCAAGCCCATCCGCTGGCTCTTCTGCGATGAGGTCCGCAACTACGCCCCCGGCCGGCTTGAGATGGTCCTGAAGCGCACCCGGTCATTCTGGAACTCACGGCGGTTCCTGATTTCGACACCCGGTACCAAGGGCGACGCCATGGACACTGCGTTCCGCGCCGGGGATCAGCGGGTCTGGAATTTCGAGTGCCCCGCCTGCCACCATCTCCAGCCCCTGAAGTTCGAGCAGCTCAAGTGGGATTCCGACGACACCACGAGGCCCGAGGGCAAGTGGCGGTTCGACGCCCTCGCTGAGACGGTCCGCTTCGAATGCGCGGGCTGCGGGCACCGGATCAAGGATACACCCGTTGACCGCCGATGGATCGAGAGCCATGGGCAGTTCATCGCGCAGAACCCCAACGCTCCTAGGTCGCGGGTGAGTTACACATGGAACGCCCTCCTGCCGCACTGGATCGAGTGGCGGTCTATCGTCGAGGAGTTCCTGGCCGCCGTGGACGCCATGCGAGTCGAGGGCGACATCGAGCCGATGTTCACCTTCGTCACCGAGACCTTGGGCGAGCCCTGGGACCTCGATCGGTGGCTCGTGACCACCGACGACTACCTCCAAGAGCGGAAGGCCGACTACGACTTCGGCGAACCGTGGCCGTTGGAGAAAGCCCGCTTCATCGCAGCCGACCGGCAGGCACGTGGGGGCGAGCATTACTTCTGGGTGGCCCGGGCGTTCGGCGCCGGCGGGGCGAGTCGACTCCTCGGCTACGGCCGGTGCAGCAACACGACCGAACTCGAAGAGATCCGTCGGCAACTGGGCGTGCCCGTGGTCAACGCCATGATCGACACCGGCTTCAAGGCCTCGGAGGTCTACCGCTTCTGCATGGCCACCGGCTGGAAGGCCATGAAGGGCGACGACGCCGAGTGGTTCCTGAGCCAGGACCCACGTACGGGCAAGACCGTCCGCCGCGTTTGGCGCCGTGTCCTGGTCGACCCCACGCTGGGGGCCCGGCGGGGTCGCATCCGACGACACCTCCCGCTCTTCCAGTGGTCGAACCCGAGCCTGAAGGATCACCTCGCTTTGTTCACCCACGGCGTCGTGGGTCAGTGGACGATTCCCCGGAAGACCGGGCGGGACTACATCGAGCAGATGACGGCGGAGGTCCGGGAGGAGCGAGAGGATTCCCGCGGACGGATCAAGGTGCTTTGGGTCCAGAAGCGCCGGGACAACCACTACTTCGATTGCGAACTGATGATCGACGCCGCCGCGGTGATTTCGTCAGCACTTCGAACGTTCCCCCTGGGGCGTGACGGCACGTCCACGCCTCGAAGTCCGGATGCTGGTCCGGGCACTGAAACTCCAACTGGCTGACGGGGGCACCCTTGTCGGCGCCCTGAACTCGCTGGTGACCCAGAAGTGGGTCGCCAACGTGGTCAATGGTCAGACCGTCCTGTCGACCTCGGAAGCGGGCGGCTCGGTAACCTTCACGTTTGAAAGGGCTTACACGCCAAGCGAACTCGCCGTCATGGCGGAGGAAGCCCTCGAATGGGTCAACACTCTCGCCGATCCGGAGAGCCCGCCGCTGGACGTCGCCCGGTACAACCGCCTCCACCCCACCTTCCACAAGGCCGTCCTGTGATCCCATTCCTCCGTCGTTTTCTCCCCAGGGTCGCGTCGCCAGCCAGAGAGAGAACCTCGAACGTTCCGGCGCCTCGAATTTCGGCGGCGACCGCCCCCGCGGTGACGCCTGTCCGACACTACTTCGAGGCCCTAAACACGGTCGACCACCGTACACCGATCCCCGCCACCGGGCTCTACGTCCACCGGCTGCTCTCGAAGTTCAACCGGCTCCAACTGGCGTCGGTCGCCCGATACCTTTGGGACAATGTCGGCATGGTGTTCTACGCCACCGATCTGGTGGCCAACTACTCGACCCCGATGGTGCCTCGGGCGGCGACCTTGGACCGGAAGTGGAACGAGGCCGCCAACACCTTCTTCGACGAGTGGGCGGAGCGCGCCGACTTCACCGGGCGCTTCGACTTCTGGGACCTGCAACGGCTCGGGTCCTTCTACCTCGACACCGATGGCGAGGTGTTCGCCCTCTGGACTGACGAGGCTGGGTTTCCGCAGGTCCAGCTTCTGGAGTCCTGGCGGATCGACAAGCCCACCGCCAGTGACGACCGCATCTTCGACGGCGTCCAACTCGACACGCAGGGCCGGGTTCACGGCTACTGGCTGGACGGGAAGACCCTCCTCGACGCCAACGCCCTCGTTCATCTCTTCGACCTGGAGCGGTACACCCAGTACCGGGGGATGAGCCCCATCCGTCGCGGGGCCAATGACATGCGGGACGCTGGAGACATCAAGGGCTTCCAGAAGGTCCTCTCGAAGCTCTCCACCGTCCTGACCCTCGCCATTCAGGGGGCACCGCTGGAGGAGAATCCGTGGGGCTCGCCACCGGAACCGGCCGGTGAAGCCGCCACGGAGGAAGAACCGCCGCCCGAGGACAACGCTACGCAGCGCAGCTTCACGGTTGCCGACCTGGTTGCCGGCGACATTCCGACCGTTCCGGAAGGCCACGAACTGAAGCAGGTCAACACCCCCAGCGCCCCCGCCAACAACATCGAGGTGATCAGCTACCTCGCCGGCTGCTTCGTGGCCGGCATGGGTCTCCCCCCGGCCTTCTTCCTCGACGAGAAGCTGACCGGTCCCAACCAGCGGGCGGTGAACGGCAAGGCCCAACGGAAGTTCGACCGTCGCAAGCAGGTTGCCGCCCGGCTGGGGCGTTCGGCTTGGCAGCGGGTCATCGCCAGCGGGATCGCGTCCGGCGAACTGCCGGCCACCGACGGCTGGGCGCGGTGCGACTTCATCGGCCCGTCCAAGATCACCATCGATGCCGGGCGGGAGATGGCCCAGGAGCGCGAGGATGTAGCCCGCGGCCTGATGACCCGCCGGGATCACTACGGCAACCGCGGCCGGTCCTGGCGACGGGAGACCGACCAACTCTTTGAGGAGATCGACTACATCCTCGACCGCGCCAAGACCGTCGCCGACGAACACGGCATCCCCGTGGAGACCGTCATGGCGAGTTTTGGGCTGACCTCCTCGGCCAAGGGGTCGCAACCGCCGCCGGAGGGGAGAACCTCGAACGTTCCGCCCTCTGGTAGTGATGACCAATCGAACGATGCTGGCGGCGCAGGTGCCGATGCTTGAAGCCCGCGCGGGCCAAGCCCTTTTTCGGCGTTTCATCGAACCCGCCGCTGCGGAACCGGAGACCTGGCGGAAGGCACGCGGGCACTTCGCACCTCGAACGTTCGTCGAGAACGGCGTTGGTGTTCTGGAGATCACCGGCGTCCTCGCGTACCGGCCCGACCTTGGGGAGCTGATCTTCGACGGTTTTGAGGACAGCGCCGAAGTGCTCACGGCCTTCCGCCGCCTGGAAGCCGATCCGGAGGCGAAGGCCATTGTCCTCGACGTGAACTCGCCGGGCGGCTTCGCCGTAGGCGGGGCCGAGATTGCCGACGCTGTTCGTGGTTCCTCCAAGCCCACGGTGACGTGGGTCGGTGGGATGATGTGCAGCTTGGCCTATTGGATCGGCTCGCAGGCCTCCGCCGTCGTCTCCGCCCGCAGCGCCATGGTCGGCAGCATCGGGGCCTACGTGTCGGTGGTCGACTACCACCGGATGCTGGCCAATGCCGGCATCGAGGTCCGGGTGTTCACCAACAAGGAGGGCACCTTCAAGGCCGCCGGAATGCCGGGTACCGCTATCACCGCTGATCACGCTGCGGAGTTTGCCCGGCAGGCCCAGCGGTCCTTCGACGTGTTCCGCGCCGACGTCCTGCGTGCCCGGCCGAACGTCCCGGAGGACGCCATGCAGGGGCAGGTCTTCGACGGTCAGCAGGCCAAGAAGAGCGGGCTGGTCGATGCCCTCGGAGACCACGGTTACGCGATGGCGCTGGCCCGCAAACTGGCCCGGAACCTCGAACGTTCCCGCTAGGGGGAAGGACAACACTATGCCCGCGCCCACGACCCCCATTCCCGACCAGGACGACGTCCTGGCGACAAACGAGCGCCTGACGGCCGAAAACGCCCGTTTGGCCAATGAATTGGCCGCTGCCACCGAGCTTCTGGAGGTCTCCCAGACGCAATTGACCACAGCTCAAACCGAGGCCGCGAAGGTCCCGGAATTGACCGCCAAGGTCGCCGCACTGACCGAGAACCTCGAACGTTCCAAGAGCGAAATTGCCGGCCTGAACACCAAGCTCGGCGACTTCAACAAAGCCGTCGCGGCGGAGGTTCAGAAGCTCGGTCTCCGACCCAAGGCCGCGGAGCACAAGGAAGCCCCGGCTGATCCTGACCTGACTCCGACCCAGCGCGTCCTCGCCGCCAAGGGCGTCGGCTCGATCCGCGAACTCTCGCCCAAGCTCAACGCCTGAACCCCCGTTCTCCGAACCTCAGCCCTCAATCATCATGCCCACCACCATCAGCGATCTGTGGATTCCCGACATCTGGCTTCAGACGATGCGGGAGAAGCAGGCCACGTTTCCCACGCTCCTGAACTCCGGAGTCGTGGTCGACAACCCCAAGGCCACCGAACTCGCGTCCGGCCCCGGTGAGGTCGCCACCATCCCGTTCTTCAAGGACATCACCGACCAGGACGACGAGATCCAGGTCGAGAACGCCGAGCCCACGGTCGACAACAAGATCACCAGCGGCCAGATGAAGGCCGTCGCCTGCAACCGGGTGTGCAAAAGCTCGGCCACGGCGTTCGCGGCGCAGCTGTCCGGCGAGGACCCCGTTGGCGAAATCGTCGCGCAGATGGCGCAGCGCCGGCTCAAGCAGCGCCAGAAGACCCTGCTCGCGATGGTGCGTGGGGCCTTCGGTTCCGCCGGGGCGTCCGGCGTGGCGGCCCCCCTCAAGCCGGTTCGGGTCGACGCCTTCGACGAGTCCGGGACCGATGCCACCTCGGCCCAGCTCATGGGCATCGAGATCTTCATCCAGGCCAAGAGCCTCATGGGCGAACTGGCGGATGACCTCATGGACGGCGCCCTGTGGCTCCATCCGACCATCCTCGCCGCGCTCGAGCTGGCCGATGAGACCAGCTTCGACAAAGCGTCCCGCGGACCGTGGACCATCCGCACCTACCGCGGCATCCCGATCTACACGTCCGAGGCGCTCGTTCGCGTCGGCACCACCAACGGGTTCGTGTACGACACCTACCTGTTGGCCAAGGGGATCATCGCCAAGGGCGAGAAGCCGCAGAAGACCGACGTGGTCGATGTCGCCGCGCTCCAGATGGAGAAGAAGTTCGGGCTCAACAACGAGATCATCTACGACCGGACCCGGTTCGTGCTCCACCTGAACGGCATGAAGTGGGTCGGGACGCCCGCCGCGGAGAGCCCGAGCAACGCCGAGCTGGGGACCATCGCCAACTGGAACCTCGTGCTGGGCACGGCCAACCGCGTCGGGGCCGTGTGCATCCGCACCAACGGGTAATCCTGCCATGCCCAAAGTCGACCCATACCCCGAGCCGGTGGCGCTGACCGCCATCGACTTGAAACACCTCACGCGGGTGCAGGGCGAGAAAGGCAGGGATGCCCGGCTTCGCCGTCTCGCCCGGCGCAATCGCGACGTGGCCTGGCTGCTCGCGGAGCACCAGCGCCTCGCCGTCACCAAGCCCAAGAAGGCCAAGCCCACCGAGACGCCGTGACGCTGACCGAACAAGCACGCCTTGCGGGGATTCAGTCCCAGCTCGCGGTCCGGGGTCGCACCGTGACGCACGTCCGGAGCGGCCTGATCTTCCGCGCCCTCGGCCAGCACGTCCCGGGCTTCAAGCCCCGTCCAGCGGCCGAGGGGGCGTATGCCTTCGGCTCCGAGGAACGGTCCGAGGACAACCTCTACGTCGTTCGTTCGGACTTGGGCGATGCGGTCATCGCCGTAGGCGATGAGTTGGCAGGGGCCGCTGGCACTTTCCGCGTGGTGGCGGTCGAGGACTCCCCCCACGACGTGTTCATCCGATTCACCGTGGAGGTCGCCCGTGCTTGATCTGTCCGTCAACGCCCGCGATTTCAACGACGCGGTCACCCGCTACATCCTGACCTTGGGGAAGGATGCGCGGGGCGCAGTACGGCAGCAGTCCATGCTTCTGGGTCGAAAGCTGGTTCAGTTCACCCCTCCCGGGACTCGCGCCCAAGGCCGCAAGGCTGTGGCCCGGGACATCCGGCGGGCGGTGACGCCGATCCGACCGGCGGACTTCACCAGCCCCGACATCCGCAAGCTGATCCGGGCGCGGGATTACGCCGGACTGGAGGCGGTGTTCGCCCGGTTCGAGAAAGGTGGCTTCGCCGGGTTCCGCGTCCTGCCATTCGAGGCCGAGCTTCACCGCTCGCGCCGGGACCGGCGAGGCCGCGTCACCCACTCCGCGAAAATCGCGACCCCGGATGCCCTGCAGGTCCGCGACTACATCCGCGATGTCCAAACCCACGTCGGCCGGGCGAAGGGTGGCTGGGTGCCCACGGTCACCCGGCTGGGTGGCAATGTTCCCGAGTGGCTCCTTCGCCACGCCGTCACCGGCACGGTCGAGGATCGCACCGGGTCTCTGAACCCATCCGTGAAGATGAATAACCGCTCCGAGTGGGCGGGCGACGTCAACGTGGACCGGGTCCTTTCCAACGCGATGGGCGCCCGCCGGCAGGCCATCGTCTCCTCCATCGAAAAGGCGGCGACGGGTGCCGCCAAGACCTCCCGCCTCAAGCGATGAACCTCTGGGACATTCAACCGGCGGTGAAGGCCGCCCTCGAATCGCATCCCGCGCTCGCCGGCGTTCCCGTGCTGCTCGACGACGGCGCCTACGACCGCACGCCGGGCCGGGAAGCCGCGCTGAAAGGTCCCGGCGTGGTCATGATCATCTGGCAGATCGCGAGCTTCGGCATCCCGGCGTCGGCCAAGGACGGCGTCGCCGCCCACCTCGTCTACACGCCCGTAGTGATCGAGGAGAACGTCGAGCGCAACCGCAACGGAGGCCTCGGACTCCCGTGGGAGCGGCTCCTCCAGCACGGCCTCGAAGCCCTCAGCGGGCGGCGTCAGTCCGGCATCGAGTTCCAGCTCTACGACCCCGCCTGGCAGAACCTCGGCAAGGTCGACGGCGTCAATCGCGTCGTCCTGAACATCCTCTCCACCTCCTACGTGAAGCCCGTCGGCACCGCCGGAACCCTATGAAACGCCCCGAACGCTTTCGCCGCCTCACGACCATCGCCATCGGGCTTTGGGCATTGCACGGGCTCGCTCTGCTTGCCGCGACGACCGATGCCTTGGCGCCGGTCACGCACGTCGCCGATGTGGCCCGCGAAAAGGACGTGGTCTGGCTCTCCCTCGTCACCGCCATCGTCTCGCTTCTCTTCAGCGCCTGGCTGGTTCGGCAGATGATGGCGCAGACCACCGCGACCATTAACGCCATCAACGCCCTTGGGCAGGAGCTTCGCGGGCGTCCGTGCTTCTACCGCGAGGCCGAACTCGACCGTCAACGCCATCACCCCACCGCATGAGCCGACGCACCATTCCCATCCGACGCATCCAGGAAGTGGAACTCCTCCGCGAGCACTGGGTGAACGGCCAACGCTTTACCCCCGGCACCGTCCTGAGCCTCCCGGCCACGTGCGCCTCGAACCTTATCGAGGTGGGCGCCGCCAAGGCTCACGAAACCGCAACCCCCGACTCCGACTGATCCCATGCCAACCGCCATCACCCTCGGGCACATCGAGGCCCACGAGAAACTCACCGCCCGCCTGTTCGTTCAACCGACGGGCGAATCAGGCTATGTCGACTGCGGCAACGTCGCCGACTACAAGCACACGCCCGAGAAGCAGTACAAGACCCGCATGGTGGCCGAGGGCGGCTTCCGCCGGGTCAATGACGAGCAGGTCGACACCGTCCACGACCGTTGGGAGTTCACCCTCGACGAGATGGACGCCTTCAACCACCGGCTGCTCCACCTGGCGCAGTCGCCGTCGAGCACGAGTCAGGCGGCGACCACGGCCCCGGCCGGCACCGCGAGCCTGACCGGCGTCGTGAAGGGCCGCTGCTACTTCGTCGGCGCGGTCGGCCTGAACACGGTCGTCGTGAAGAAGGGCGTCACCACGCTCGTCGAGGGCACCGATTACACGGTCGACCCGGGTGCCGGTGTGCTGACGGTCCTACCCGCCAGCGTCACCGTCAGCGATGGCGATGACCTGAGCCTCACCTTCGGCAACAGCGCCATCACCTTCGAGAGCTACACCGGCAACAGCCAGGTGCTCTTCCGCGGCTCCGTCCGGATCCTCGAATCCAACCAGTTCAGCGGCGTGCCGCTGCGCGAGATCAGCTTCACCGGAGTCCTCTCCGTCACCGCGTGGCCCGAACAGAGCGGCGAGTTCGGGAAGTACACCGTGCGCGCCACCGCCACGGGCATCCCCACCGTCAAGCGCCGCAGCCAGGTCTGAACCTCCACCACGCACCCACCGATCCCCCAATGAAACCCGCCCTCACAATCCTCGCCCTCTGCGCCGCCTTGGCCCTGCTCGCCGGCTGCGCGTCCACCCCCGAAAAGGAACAGCGGTGCGCCTCCTACGCGGAGGTGTACCAGCTCTACCTCGCCAGCACCGAGGTCCGCCCGGTCAGCAAGGAGGAGGTCGCCGCCGCCACCGCGGCCGCGATCTTCCTGCGGACCTACTGCGGTTGGACGGGGACCACGACCGCGCCCAAGACCCGGGGGGCCAAGCCGACCCCCGAGGTCGACGAGAACGGCGTCCCCGTCATCCACCCGCCCGCCAACTGATCCATGAGCACCGAACTCGAACTCCTGGACCCTGTGCGGACGGTCGACATCGGGGGCGAACAGGTCCAAGTCCGCGAACTCCGTTGGCTCGATGCCCTTCAGTTCCTCCAGAAGCTGGCTGGCGGCATCGAGCAAGTCGTCGGGACGCAGGCCATCGGGGCGGACGGAACCGTACGCCTGAACGCCGACAAGCTGCGCGAGGCGGTACTCTCCGGCGGCGAGCTGGCCAATACGCTGTTGGCGAAGGCCACTGGCCTGCCTCAGGCGCGGCTGGATGCGCTGTCGGCCTCGCAGGCGCTCTCGCTCCTCCAGGCCGCCATCGAGATCAACTTCCGCGAGGAACTCCTGGGAAAGCTCCGCGGCGTCGGCGCCGTTCTGCAAGGCACGATGACGGCGACGCTGACCGCCCGCTGACCCGGGCGGTGGATTTCCTGGTCTGGCAGGGATACCCGGCCGACTGGGTCATGCGCCTGACCCTTCGCCAACTCCTGGCCTACCTCGAAGCCGCCGCCCACCGAATGACGCTCGCCGCCAAGTCGGGCGCCTTCCCTCACCTCTGAACCCATGCCCGCCGACACAGTTGAAGTCGTCGTCAAGCTGACGGGCCTCGGGGCCGTGCAGGCGGGCATGCGTCAGTTCCGGGCGGCCATCAACGGCCCTCTGGAAGCCGCAGCGACCCGCATGCGCGGCTTCGCCCTTGGGCTGGGCAGCACCTTCCTGGCTGGGCTCTCGGTCTACCGGATCGGCGCCGAACTGGGAAAGGCGCTGACCGAGATGGACCGGGCGGACGAGGTCTCGCAGAAGCTCGGGATCGCCGCGGACGAACTGACGGCCCTCAACTTCGCCGCCACCCTCGCGGACTCGTCGGCGGAGAAGCTCCAGAACGGGTTGAAGTTCCTCGCCCGGTCGGTGGACGAGGGCGCGGAGTCCTTAACCACCCTCGGGATTCAGCTTCGCAACGCCGACGGGGCCTTCCGTCCTCAGCGGGAGATCCTCGAGGACATCGCCGACCGCTTCGCAGCGATGCCTGACGGGATCGAGAAGACCGCGCTCGCGCTGAAACTCTTCGGCAAGGAGGGCGTGAGCATGATCCCGCTGCTCAACTCCGGGGCGGCGGGGATTCGGGCGATGACCGACGAGGCGCGGGCCTTCGGTGTGGTCGTGGCTCCAGAAGCCGCAGCTGGCGCGAGCCTGCTCAACGACAACGTCAGCCGCCTCAAGATGGCGGTGGAAGGCGTGGCACGGACCACGCTCGCCGAACTTCTGCCCACGCTGCTCGACGTCACCAACCGGCTGATCGAATGGCTGAAGGCCAACGATGCCATTCGCAAGGCCGCTGGCTTCCTCTCCGAAGCCCTCCGTTACCTGGTCTTCGACATTCACGCCCTCATCGTCGCCGGGCGCATCTGGTGGCAGACGGCCAGCGTCCAATCGACTGCCGTCAGCGCCTCGTTCCTTGCCCTCGGTCGGCTGCTGGCGCGGGTCTGGGAACAACCCATCGAGGTCCTCCGCGCCTTGATCGACCACCTGAAGGTCGCCGTGCGGGCAGCGGGTGACTTGGCGGGCGCGGTCCTTCTGGTGGTCCAAGGCCGGTTCGGCGAGGCCCGGGACAAGGCGAAGGCGGCAGGCCTCGAACTCGCTGGCTCGGTCCTCACGACGGGCAAGGCCGTGGTCGAGAGCGCCGGAAAGACCGGCGACGCCCTGCGGGACGCCTTGGTGGTCCCGATTCAGGGTGCCGCGGCGACCTTCCGGACCTTCATCGACGAGGGGAAGAAGGGATTCGAGGAGCTGCGGGACGCCGCGGGTTCCCTCTGGTCGCCGCCCGCCTTGCCGCCGGTGAAGCCCGCCGGGGCCGGGTCGGACTTCGACCTCGACCCTGCGGGCGAGCGGCGCAAGCGAATCGCCTACGAACTCCGGGAGGCCGAGTACGACCTGCGCCGACGCCGGCAGTTGGTGGCGGACGAGATGGCCAAGCTCGAAGCGGACTTCGGCATCCTGGAAGCCGACAAGTACCGACAGCGGATCGCGCTCTTGCGGGAGGAAGTCCTTCTCATCGACCAGGAAATTGAGCGCCTGCGTGCCCGCCTCGAAGTCGAACAAGACGCCGATGTCCGCGAAGGCCTGACCCAGTCCGTGCGTGGCCTCGAAAGCGAGCGGCATGGCGTGGAAGGCCAACTGACCCGCGCGGAGGGTGCGCCAGACCCGTACTCGATGCGGGACCAGATGCTGGCCACCATCACCGAGTTGGAGAACCGGCTCGGCACCGCGGCAGAATCCGTCGCCCGGGCGTTCTCCAATGTCATCGGCACCGCCATCGACGGCATCGCTGGGGGCATCGAAGGCCTCGTGAAGGGGACGATGGATTGGGCGGATGCTCTACGAAGCATCGGCAGTTCCATCCTGAACGGGGTCATTTCCGCCATCTCCCGGATGTTCGCCGAGTGGATCGCCAAGCGCGCCCTCATGGCGGTGAAGAACATGATGTTCTCGACGCAGGAGGGTGCCACCGACGCCGCCGCGAAAGCGCCCGGGGCGATGATGTCGTCCATCTCCTCCTACGGTGTCGCGGCCGTGGTCGGCATGGCGGCGATGCTGGCCGCGTTGGCAGCCATCTCCGGGGCCTTCGCGAAGGGCGGCCGACCGACGCCCGGCATGCCGGCCCTCGTCGGTGAGGAAGGCCCGGAGCTGTTCGTGCCCGACCGGCCCGGGCTGATCGTTCCCGCTGGGATCACCGAGCGGATCATGTCGGCGGTCTCCGGCCCCACGGAGGCCTTCTACGCTGGGGCAGAGAACGAGTCTCGACCGGGGTACTCGCCCCCTTCGCCGCCGGCAGGAGGGTCGACCGCCAACATGAGCCTCGTCCTGGTCGACAATCGGAGGCACGCCCGCGAGTTCATCGAAAGTGCCGATGGCCAGGCGCTGATCGTCGATGTGATCCGCCGCCGCCGTATGGACATCGGCCTCAAGACCTGACCCATGCCCGTCACGACCTACAACGACGCCGTGGTGATTCCGCACGCACCCGACTGGCGACAGCCGGTCGAATGGTCGCGCTCGTGGGATACCCGGATCGAGTCGGCGGTCACCGGCTCCGAGGCACGGGTCGGCCTGCGGTTGAAGCCGAGGGAGAAGATCCGGTTTCGGCTCGTGCCTCTCGACCTGGCCGAACGGCTGGCCATGGTCGCACGCCTCAAGGCAGCCGCGAAGGCGGGCCTCGCCCTGGTGCCGCACTGGGGCCGGGGCGCCACTCTGACGATTGCTGCGGGCGGAACGTCGCTTGCCGTCGCCGCCGACACCTTCAAGGCGCAGCCCAGGGACCTGGTCTTCGTCCATTCCGGGACACCACAGGACTGGGAGGCCTTCGACGTGACCGAGGTCGCCGTCCACCGGAACCGAACCTTCTCGTTGGCGACTGCCTTGAGCCGATCCTACCCGGCGGGCTCCCGCGTGTTCCCCACCATCACCGGCCGGATCACGGTCGGTGAACTCAAAGCCCTCGAAGACTGGCGGCAGGCCGTCACGGTCGAGGTCCAGCAGCTTCGCACCGTCCCCGACAACGACGCTGCCCTCTACCAGTTCGACTACTGGATGCACGGCGGTCCCATTCCCCGCTTCTACGCTGGCGAAACCCTCGATGCGTGGCTCGCCGGTGCGCCTGTCGTCAGCCCTTAACCTGGAATCCCCATGCCCTGGACCCTCTACCGATCGACCGATGCCTCGGCGCCGACCCTCACCGGCACGGTGGGCTCCCTCGTGGCCCTCCTCGACGCCATCCTCGTCAACGGGTACGGCTCGCAGCCCGCCGCCGGCTGGAGCAAGGCCTTCACCGGCACGAACAAGGCCGCCTACCGCAACGGCGCCGCGGCGCGGGCCAGACACTACCTCCGGGTGGACGACTCCGGTGCCGGCGGCGGCGGGGCCAAGGAGGCGCAGGTCCGCGCCTACGAGGCCATGACCGACGTGGATACCGGCACCGACCCATACCCGAACTTGGCGCAGGTCTCGGGCAGCGGCCTCTACGTCCGCAAATCGAACACCGCCGATGCCACGGCCCGGGTCTGGGTAGCGGTCGCGGACGACCGAACCTTCATCCTCTACATCTACACCGGCGACACCGCGAGCATCGCGCTGGGTCTCTATTTCGGGGAGTTCATCTCCTTCAACCCGGCGGATTCCTTCCAGTCCATCCTGATCGCCCGCACCACGGCCAACCAGGGCGGCTACAACGGTGAATGGGTCGGCGCCCATGCCGGGTTCACCACACTGGCCGGGCACTACATCGCCCGCACTATCAGCGGGGTCACCAAAGCCATCGCCGCCGGCAAGATGACCAGCGTTTTCACCGCGGCGAACTACGGCATCGGGGGCAACCTCTCGTTTCCGAATCCGTGCGACGGCGGGCTGTACGTCTCGCGCTACTTCCTCGTGGCGGGCGCCGAGGTTGGCAACCACGTCCGCGGCTACCTGCGCGGGCTTTGGATGCCGCTGCACCCGGCCGGGACCTTCCAGGAGAACTTCATCATCACCGGCACGGGTGAGCTTGCCGGGAAGACCTTCTACATCGTCAGCACGCTCACCAGTCAGAACAGCGGCGGCGGTGGACCCGTCGCGCTCGAAATCTCCAACACCGTCGGAGCCTCTTGATATGCCTTGGACCTTCTACAAATCGACGGACGCCTCGGCGCCCGTCCTGACTGGCCAGGCCGGAAGCCTTGTCGCCCTCCTCGACGCAATCCTCGTGAACGGCTACGGCTCAAAGGCAGCCGCCGGATGGAGCATCAAGCTCACCGCCACCAACGCCCGGGCCTACCGGATGAGCGCCTCCGCCAAGGCCCGCTACGACCTCTATGTCCTCGACGACGGCGTCAACGGAGGCAGTTCCACGCGTCAGGGGTATGTGCGAATGTTCGAAGACTGCACCTCGCTCGCAAGCCCCGGCGGAGGGGTCAATGCCGTCGGTGGCGGTTACGTGCGGAAATCCGTGTCCACCGATGCCACGGCCCGGTCGTGGGTGGCTGTCGCCGATGCGCGGACACTCATCCTATACGTGGCGACCGGCGACACGGCGGGCGTCAGCATGGGTGTGTACGTCGGCGAGATCTATTCCTACACCCCCAATGACGCGTGGCAGGCCTGCCTGATCCCCCGCGATGACGGGAACGGGTCGGGCGGAGAGAAAATCTCGTATTACAACGGCGCCGGTGGACAGGGACTGACCGGGGGCCACATCGCCAGGAACCACCTTGGCATCGCACCGCCCGCGGGCGGTATCCCGATCATGAAGTGGGGGTCGATCATGTCGTCGGGCTCTGTCCCCGGTTACCTTACCTTCCCACATCCCCCCGACGGCGGACTGTGGATGAGCCAGTTCCTCGTTGGGCACCAGCAGTACGGGCAGTACGGCTTGCGGGGCCATTTGCGCGGATTGTGGCAGGTCCTCCACCCGGGCGGGACGTTCAACGAGGGGGACACCTTCAGCGGGGTCGGCGCCATGGCCGGCAAAACCTTCTACCTGTTTGGCACCTTCAACGCGACGAGTTCGTCCGGGGGCGCCATCGCGCTCGAAACCAGCGACACCGTCGCCGCCAACTGATGGCTGACAAAGGCACAGTCGGAACCCGGCTCCTAGACCCGTACGGCAATGTGCCGTTCGTGGCCGGCATTCCGCAGGTCGGGGCGCCGTTCCTCCTGTGGGAGCATCGGGAGCGGGAATCGGCCACCACCTACGATTCCGGGGTGACGCGGCTCACCACCATGCGGCTTCTCGACTGCGACCTGCCAATGGCCATCGAGGCGTCGCGGTCGGATGACGAGGGGGCCAGCGGGGCGCCGTGCCTCAAGATGACGCGGGGTTCGCGGCTCCGCCTCCGGGTGCCGGTAGCGCAAGGGGCGCGAGCCATCTCGGTGAAGGTGAAGCAGGACACGCCCCCCACTCCGCTGCCGAAGCTGATCGTGAAGGCCAATCCTGAGATCGGGCTGGCCGCGGACCTCGAAGCCACGGCGCCCGCAGGTTCGGGCTGGAAGACCTGCGGCCCGGTGTCGTTCACCGCCAACCAGAACGGCGGCGTCTGGATCGAACTGGCTGCGAGCTTCATCGGCGTCGCGGCCTGCTACTGGGACGACATCACCGTTGCCTGACGCCATGACCATGTACCTCTCTCGACCCGTGTTCACCTGGGAAGTGGACTGGACTTCCGCGCCGGTCCAGCGCCTCGACTACGACATTCAGGAGGTCGGGCATGGACTGAAGGAGGAACTCCTCTGGGGCGACCAGACGCACGTCATCCGCTCCTGTTCGGCGGAGGTCCCCCTTGATTCCGGGGCCGCCATCACCGAGTTCGACGACTGGACCGAGTCGCTGCGCGGCCGGTTGATCGGGTTCTGGTTGCCGGCCCAGGAACAGGCCTTCCGGATCGTGTCCGGCATCTCGGCTACCCGGCTCGACATCGAGGCTTGCGGGTTGGCCGAGACGTTCGCCAACGGTCCGGAAATCCACCTTTGGTTCACCAAGGCTGGGCAGTCCTCGGTAGCGGTGAAGGTAACCGGGATCGAAGCGGTGGACGGCCTCGAACGCCTTACGGTCGCCCCCAGCCTCGGCTTCACGCCCGATGGGACATGGTACGTTCGGCCACTACTCTACGTCCGCCTCGCCGACGACACCGAACGCGCCCGCTTCCTCGCCGAGAACCGGCAGGTTCGTTTTCTCAAGGTGGTGGAGTTGCCGCTGGAATACGCCGCCGCGGAGACGGGGCAATCGCCGGTCTACCTCTACCGCTTCTGGATCGAGACCGACGCGATCACCGAGTGGCGGTTCACCGGGTTCTCCTGGGACCTCGAAATCTATCAGAAGACCTGGACGGCCAAGCGGATCACCCACGGACAGATTCAGCGCAGCACCCGGGCGGACATGCCCGACTTCACGATTGAGTGCGAACGGGACGCCGACATCCCGGTGATCCACCTCGTGCCGCCGGCGCTGTCCTTGCCGCTGAACGTCGAGGTGCGCGAGAGCCTGTCGTTGGCCGACGACGGAAACGTCATCGCCATCGGCCGGGTGCAGAGCGTCCGCGCCTCGGGTCGGATTCTGATTGCCAAGTGCTCCTACTTCACGGAAGTCCTGCCGCGTTCCATCCCCGGATTCCTCCTGCAGGCCCGCTGCAACTGGCAGGTGTTCTCCGGTCCCTGCGGCGCCAGCCAGGGGGACTACGCCAAGACCGGAACCGTGACGGCGGTTGCTGACCGCAGCGTGGTCGTGACCGATCCTTCGCTCGCCGGAATTGCCCCTGCCTGGTTCGCCGAGGGTTGGATCGAGGTCGGCGCGGGCGTGAACCGGGAGGTTCGGACCGTCATGGCCTCGTCTGCCGCCGACGGCAACGCGGTGACGCTGACCCTCAGCTACCCGTTCCACCGAGCGCAGACCGGCAACGCCGCCACCGTCATCCCGGGCTGCGACGGCAAGGCCGACACCTGCACCTCGAAGTTCGCCAATTTCGTCAACTGGGGCGGGCACCGCAGCGTCTCCCGCAACATCACCCTCAAGGGCCTGCGCACACCCGACATCGGAGGAGGCAAGAAATGACCGCGACCCTCCCGCTGGAACTGACCCCCGAACTCCGTCTTCGGATCGCGGCAATCGCCCGGGAGTGGATCGGGACCCCCTTCGTTCCCCACGCCCGCATCAAGGGCGCCGGGGTCGATTGCGTGAACCTGCCGGCCGCAATTCTGATCGAAGCGGGCGTCATCGAGTTCGTCCTCACCGGTCCCTACACCATCGACGCCGGGCGCCATGCCCCAACCAGTCTCCTCGTCCGCTGGCTGCGCGATGACGGACGCTTCGAGGAATGGCCGGTCGACGAACCGCCGGACCCGCTGTCGCCGCTGCTCGAAGGAGACCTCCTGTGCTTCCGCTTCGGGCACGGTGTGGCGCATCACCTCGGCCTCGCCACCTCCCCGGCCGGGGACTTCGTCCATTGCCTGCGTGGGCACGGCGTCATCCAGTCGACCCTGAAGGACCCCACCTACCGCAACCTGCTGACCAACCACTTTCGACCTCGATGGGCTTCGGTGCCTCCAACGATCTGAGGGAAGCGACCCCGCAGGAGCCCCTGGGTGTTGACGCCAAGCGCACCAACACCAACGAACAGGGGCGCCCGCTGCCGTACTTCGCGGGCATCGCCAAGCTGGGCGTGACGTGGATTTCCGAGCCATGGGACGTCCGCTCGAAGCCCATCAAAAAGAAGGTCGGCAAGAAGAAGGAGACGGTGGGCTTCAACTACTACGCCCGCGCCGCCGCCATCATCTGCCACGGCCCGGTCGATTCCCTCGACGAGATCCGCTTCGACGATGACGTGGTGTGGACCGGCCCTGTGGAGCGGGGAGCCTCCGACTCGACCTTGATCACCATTCCCGACCGGGGCACCATCACGATCTACTGGGGCACGGCGACCCAGCCCCTCGACGCCGACCTCGCCGCCAGCGGCGTCACGCACCCGGCCTACCGCCGCCAGTGCTACGTGGTCGTGGACCTCTTCCTCGGGGCCAACAAGACCTCGATGCCCAACATGGAGTTCGTCCTGAGGAGGGCTCCGGTGGTTCCGTGGCTGGCATCGCCGGTGCTGATCGGCCAGGACGCCAACCCGGTCGCCGTCTTCGCGGAGTTGTGGATTTCCGAGGTGTTCGGCCTCGGACTACCGGCCCCGCACCTCGACCAGACCGCCCTCGGAACTGTCGCGACCACCCTCGAAGCGGAAGGCATGGGCATCTCGCCGGTCCTGACCTCACCGACTTCGTTCAACCAGGTCCTCGGCTCCCTGATCGAGAACATCGACGCCTTCCCGGTCATCGACCCCGCCACGGGCAAGATCGGCCTGCGCCTCGTGCGCGATGGCGACGCGACCGTGGCTTGGGACGATGACGACTTCACCGCCCCGCCCGACGTGGACGCTGGCGGTTGGGAAAGCACGTACAACCTCCTGACGGTGAAGTTCACGAACTGCGAGAAGGCCTGGACCGCCGACGGTGTTTCCTTCCGGGACCGGGGAAATTTCGCTCTCACGGGTAGCACGCGGACCCGCAGCGTGGAACGTCCGTGGGTGACGCAGCAGGCCGTCGCGTGGCGGATTGCGGCGAGCCTCGGGCGGCAGGCAGCCCTGCCCGTGACGACGGGGACAGCCCGAGTGAAGCGCACGTCCATGGCCGGGGTCCAAGTCGGCGACCTCGTCACCCTGACGCACACCGCGGCGGGGATTTCGGCGCTGAAGGTCCGCATCGCCGAGCTGACGGTCGACAAGCCCGACTCGCCCGAGGTCGCCATCCGCTGGAAGGAGGACCGGGGTTGGCTGAACGCCATTCCCACCGCCGTCGCACCCGATGACGTGGAACCGGAGGGCGAGTACTCCGCCCAGCCGCTCCTCGCCAACGTCGCCCTCGAACTGCCCTACGGCTACCTGCGGGAGGCCAAGCCGTCCCTGATCTTCCTGCCCGTCCGCGGTGACCCGCTGACGAACGGCTTTCATGCTTGGTGGGAGCGCACTGCCGACTCGTTCGTTCAGGTCGCGGGTGGCTCCACCTTCGCGATGAAGGGCACGCTGAATGCCGCCCTCGACGCGGGGACCCTGGCCGAGGCCTCGATCGACATCACATTCATCGGTGACGACTGGGACCTGGAGGAAACCACGCTCGAAGAGGCGACCACAACGCAGCCGCTCCAGGTCTTCATCGGGAACGAGATTCTGGTCGGCTACGACGCCCAGCTCACCGGCCCGAAGCGGTACACGCTGAAGGTGCTGCGGGAGTGGTTCGGGACCCGGGCCGAGACGCACGCCAGCGGGGCTACGGCCTACGTGCTCCAGTTGGGCCTCGAAAAGCCCCTCACCTGGACCGCCGACCTGCCCGAGGGAACCGCCACCTTCAAGGAGCAGCCCTACCTGCTTGCGCAGGAACTCGACTTGGCGACCTGCCCGGAGATCGCCGTCACCATCCAACGCCGCGCCCAGCGTCCGGCTGCGCCCACCAACCTCCGCGTGTTCGAGGACGGCGCCCACCCTACCTACGCCACCGGGCAGGACATCGTCGTCAACTGGACCCCGACCAGCGAACTGCGGTTCGGATTCAACGTGACGCAGAACCTCGACTGCCGGGCCGATGCCACCGTTCTTCAGGTCCTGACCACCGGCGGCACGCTGAAGGGCGAGATCGTCTTCGCCGGCAACACCGGCCCGGGGACCATCACCAATACCCAACTGGTCGCCCTGCTGGGCGCCGAGACCGATTTCATGCTGCGGGCCTACTACTCGTTCGCCGGCCTGCGAAGCCTGAACTTCGACGAGATCATCGTGAGGAAAGTATGA